CCCTCATTCATTCGCTTAACCATATCCATCGCCTTGACTGGTTTAATACCTAATCTAATAAACCGTCGTACGATGGTTGCCTGAAGTAGGGTATTCGTCATTCCCGCCAAAACAGAATGGGTTGAATGGCGGAATACTTCTCTCCCTTTTCGGTCTTCGGTTTTCTCGTCCCCCAAGGCAGTCGGACTAATCCGAGGGGAGAGTTATAGATCGATGGATCGGCTCCGAGCTTTATGGACATATGTCGGAACTGATCGAACTTACCTGGTATCCAATCGTACCAGCAGTGAAGACTCTGACCTCCTGAATCGACTATCATCTTTAATGGGCAGATTGATTCGAGGGCAAGTGCTGGTCCAATCTGTTCTGCCTTCGTCCAAGTTGGATCGTCAATCTCGTGAACTAGATACATCCGCTCACCCGCATTCTCCTTTTGCCGAGGACCGATATCCTTGAATGGATTGTAGCTGATAAATTCCATCTGCCCTACCCCTTGACTGATCCCCCAATCGCCCGCTGACTTGATCATGGTATTATATTTATCCGCCTGAATGTTTATCCATTGGTCGGGCTTAAAGAGTTTGGAAACCGCCTCCTCGGCATTCAAAGGAATGGCGGAGGAGCGGAGTTGGAGCATTTCGAGGTCTTCGGGTTTACCTTTTGAGCTTTTTGAGATTCCGGTATCAATTGATACTTTCTTGGATGGACTGATAATCTTCTCACCTGAGAGGATTTGATATGCACCGGTCAGAGCGTTTCGGATCTCGTTTGGCTGTAGTGGTCGGCGGGTAAATTCCTTGGCTACCTCGAGGCAGTAGTCATGTGCCTTTTCAAAGTCTGACTGATGGGATGCCACTCGGAGGGTCAGTCGGGCAATAAAGGTATGATGGCCAAAGTCTCCTTGCGGGAGTCGGTCGAAGAACCCCGCCATGTCTGCTGATAGGATAGCCATTAGTCCTTACTTTCCTCTTTTAGAAACTGAGCGATGTAGTCGGTAATTTTACCTATGGCCTGAGATTCAATCTGCTGAATAGTCTTTCTGTGAATCCCCGCCTTCTCCGCCAGTTCCCGTTGGGAGAATCCCTCGTGGTCGTCGGGAACTTTCTGAAGCATATTCTTCAGCTTGGCATCCACCGCCATCTTTTGGATGGTATTATTTGCCATCCTCCACACTCACCCATTTGTTTATTATTCCTTTAGGTAGTCCCGCCTCGGACACATGATTATCATTGGGGTCCGGTTCATATCCCTTCCTTGATACATGAACGATTTCAGTCAGCACTTCATGGGTATGTCCCCATCTTGTTATCGCCCATGCCTCATTGGCAAATCTGATATCATCGAATACAATTGTTTTCTTTCCGATATATGGCAGAGCCGCCTTGTATGCCAAGTCCACCCATATATTTGCATACGGAATATGCTTGCCCGCCGGTCCCTCTCTTCCCCAGCTTGTGCCAAGTGTTTGAAGCATCTTTCGGGCAGTGATACCTTCGGGAAATTGGGGTATTGGTTCTTCCTTGAAGTGGAGGTATCTTTCCCCAGGCAGTATGACCTTCAGCATTTCTTTTATAGGAGTGGCGAAGGATAGAATGACCGCTCCTTCGATTGTTTTGGCGTAGGTTGATTTACCCACGCCCTTCGGGCCGCACAGGCCGATAATTTTTGGTTTCATAGTGTGTAGAATAGTGAGTCGATTAGTGTTAAAATGACTGCGGCGACGATGTAAAAAAACATCAGCGTTGCTAGGACGAACAGAACGATAAATCCGATGGTTTCGAGGAGTTTCATGCGTGAACTACCTTATAAGTTGTTTTAGGTTTTGGCTTAGTTCCGACCACTGGTGGTATGTATTGAATCTTACCCTTCATCTTTTTATATCGATCATGCCTGTAAGTTCTCATAAACCCTCGCCGGCCATAGAAATTATTAACTCTACCAGTATCCTCGGTAATTCCTTGGCCGCTCATTATTTCTGCCCGAGGTAGATAAACCACTCGATTAATTGGAAGATTTGGGCGGCCTTTTACTTTAGGTTTTCCGCCAAACTTTAATTGCTTTTTTGTTATCCTCTTAGGTGTAAGTTTAGGTATCGATGCATAGATCAAGACCTTAAAGCAGAGGAATGCCATATCTACTAACTCAGAAAGGGTTTCATCATCTGTATCCTCTTTCAAAGTCTGCTTACTTATATTACCCTTAATCTTGAAAGTCAGCACTCCGTCCTCCTCTTGATTTGTATAGGAAAAAATTCCCATCCTTGTATATTCAAAATTAGGGAGCTTAAATTGTCCCTCGACAGCAGTTATTAATTGCTCAGGACTGGCAAGATTTAACAGGAAAGTACCTAATTTGGGGTCTTCAAAATAAAACTCTAAGGATTCATTTAATACGGGTAGTTCTTCAAATGTAATTTCTTGTAAATCAGTTTTATTAAGATCATCTGAAACTTCTTTTTGTACTACAATCTGCTCACCAAATTTAACATGATAGCGTTTTGAAAAAAAAGAAGTAAGGCCGATATGAGCATCGGTTTTACTCATCCAATTTCTTACAGCATATTCAAGGTTTGCATAATACGATTCCCATTCCCCATCTTGCACATCTGTGTAATCTAAATTTTTCAAAAATTTCATATCAATAATGGTTTTTAATCTCCCCCTCTGCCTCCAGCGGTAGTCCTGGCATATAGAGAGGTTCTTGTGTTAGTAGTTGGATCATTAAATCGAGTGCCGCCTGTCCCTCCGATTCGGCAACTTCAACAGTTACGGAATCGTGGACATGAAGTACGATGGGCAATCCGGCGGCCTCAATTCTTAGGAGTGCATCCGCCATGATATCTCTCGCTGTTGCCTGAACTAAATTCTCGGTAAGTAAGCCCCCATATAATTTCATCGCCCCTTGCCCTCGAACCTTCTGTCCAGTCAATTCCTTCCCATCATCCTTTACATTGAAATATCGGATCACATTCCCTGATCTCATGTGCATGACTGCACACTCGGGAGTCTGCTTGGCCACCTCACGGATGTGGTCCTCACACTTCTTCCATAGCTCGACAATTTTAGGATTCTGATTTCTAAAATCTTTGACCTGTTTTCGGCTTTCAGCATCGGTCATCTTTAACTTTCCACCGGTCAAAGCCTGTGCCACTTGGCCGAACTTTTTCGGACCACAACCATAGCCCAATCCGAGAACACGGGCTTTACATAAGTGGCGAAGTTCGGGGGCTAAATCCTTCATGGGTTCATCCTCATTATAGAGTCCAGTCGCTCGGCCATGTGCCTCATAAAGATCAATCCCGCCTCTGACCAAACCTAAGAAATCAAAGTCCCCGCAAAGATAAGCCAATACCCTTGGCTCGATTTGCGATAGGTCGGCAGAGACCATGACTCGGCCTTTACCAGGTGTCAGACATTTCTTTGCCGATGTACCTTCTACTTCGTCCCGAGGAATGCCTTGAAAGTTTAATCCACCCGCTCCACTCCATCGACCGGTATGCGGCGCACCGCAATATTTCAATCGGGTGGATATCCGATGATCGGGGCGGACTCGTAGGATCATGGCGGTATATGTTTTGTTCGCCTTGTTCGCTTTCCTCCACCTTGTCATCGCATCGAGGATTGGGGCATGTTGTGGATTGCGAGCCTTCCATAAAATAGTTTCCTCATCGCCTTCATTGGTGGAGACGGGAGGCTCGACATTCTGCATTTTTAAATAGTCTGCCAATGCAATCGGTGAAGTTGGCTCCCCACCCTGTGGACCGACCCAAGGGAGAAAGTCTTCAACTTCTTTCATTATCTGCTTGGTCTTATTTATATATTCCTGGCAGAGTTTCTGATCGATTGCCATACCCCGGGATGCCGTCCTTCGGGTAAGTGCGGACAATAGAAATTCTTTTTCGGGGAAGGATATTTTCAGTTCATTATAAATGCGGATACACGCTCGGCTGTCGCCCAGTGCATACTGCTTGAACGATTCATTCTGAAGGATTTCTTCGGGTCGAAGTCCGCTCATTTCATTGCGGGCATCCTTGTTTAGTTCCTCGCCAAATAGTTCCTTATATGCTCCCGCCAATGCCCTCGGCAACTGATGCCAGCTTGCCATATCCGCCGTGCAAATCCATTCCTTCGGAGTGAACTGTGGCATCTGCCCCCTCGCCATTGCCATTCGACAGCAGACAGAATCAAACTCGGCATTATGGGCGCAGATCGATTGTCCGTTTAGGCGTTCGACCGGTAAGTCCCGTGGATCTCCTACCCACTCAAATCCGTCATCGGATACCAGGGAAACTATGGTTACTCTGAAGTCGGGGTGCTTGGCATACCTGTCGAGTCCCATCGTGGCCACGCTATAGCTCTTCGACCAAACTGTTTCCACATCGAGGGCGATCAATTCCGATCCTCCTTCAAAATGGTTTCCGCTGACATGACCGCATTTTCGAGAGTCGGATATTCGAGGACTGGTAAGTCGGGGGTATCGAAAGTCACCGCCCAAACCATTTTATCTAGGTCGAGGAGGATATCGGCCTGTCTGCTTCCCACCTTTACGACTACCTTCTCACCTCGAGGCAAACCAACTCCCATCTTATATTGTGTCTTCATTTCCTCTCCTTGATTGGTTTAAGCTCAGGTGCTACTGCCGGAGCCTTGGTTGTCATAATCGGCGTGTTATAGCCCTGTGGGTTGGTTAGATAGCCCTTGTGGTGAAGGGGCTGTTTAAGTTGTTTTTGCTGTTTTATTTTTCTCATCCATTTCCTTTTCTACCGCCTTAATAAATTGTTTCAGCGGGTCTTTGTTCATCTTGCGAATGCGAGCATTTCCGATTTGTGCGGTTAAAATATCGAGCCGCTTATATGCTTCAGCTATTTGCTCCCGAGTGATCGCCATCTTTCTTTTTCCCTTTATTTCTGAAATCTAATTCATGCTTGGCTAGTGGGCGGACCCTCGGAATTTTAGTCCGAACGATCCGCCCCTTTTCATAAGCCAGTTGGTTCTTAGTCCAAAAGAGGTCGTAAGCCTGTTTGACCTCGTAATGAAAAGTGTACCAGGCATCCTGATTCATTGTTTGAGGTATTTCTTTATTTCCTTATCCACCTTCCGAAGGTCAGCGGTAATCAGATTTAATACATACCTGGATACACCCTGTTCCTGACTGAAGGATCGCTTTTTAAGGGCTTCCTTAATCACCTCGGGCATATTCACGCATATATTAGTCTCCATCACCGAGTCGGGCAGAAGATAGCTCTTACTCTTGAATCTCTTCATCGTCTTCCTCCTCCTCTTTTGGATTCCGCCATCCCTCTCCCCGCCTCCTCCGGCGGTCGGCAATGAGTTCGTCATGGTACTCGTCTGAAATATCCTCATCCATTTTTGGCATGGGTTCGGGGGTCATAGTTTTTAAGGGATCTCCATACTTCGCAGATTGACCGAAAAACTTTCCATGCTTTGGCTAAGTCTTCAGGGCTGTAGCGAATTACTTCAAAGCGACCTTTTTCCGTGCTAGATATAAAAGCATTCGCTCCATGTACCCGATGGTTCAGAACATTTTCCTCGCCCCAATAGCAAGCGGCATATGCCGCAATCTGATGAATCTGAAAATCATATGCGGTTACTTTCTTCCCCTCTTGAGTCTTACGAGTTTTCCAATCAAGAATGAACATCTGATTATCTTTTCCACGACCTACGATATCGACTGTTCCCGCATACCCATGAGTTTTTGATACCAGCATTAGCTCAAACTCGATAAAGGACAGTTGGTTTTCCTGTTTCCAATCGAGTGCGGGCTGAATATACTCTAACAGTTCATCAGGTATATGCTTTCCCTTCCAATAAGACTCAATAGCATCGTGAACTTTAGTGCCAAAATCTGCCGCTTCTTCGACAGGCTTTTCATGCTCAACGAGGCATCGGTTTGCATAGTCTTCGTAACTTTCGCCAGCTTTCGGAGGATTGCTGAATGCTATATTTAGTAGTTGGTCTTGTTTCCACCGGTCAAGACCAGGCTTGGCAAACAGGCCAAGAAGAGTTGTCACCGATGGGTACAACCCCAACTTCTTAGCATCCCTCAGGGTGGTATTCCGTTCGCCGTCACCTTTGGCGAGGGGCATGGTATGCATGGCTTTACCTTCGGAAGTGTACCAATGCCCGCCACTACCTCTTTTCGGTTTTGCCTGTAGAATAGCCACGGATTACCTCCTTTCCGCATCGGTATAAAAAGTATACCAGGTGGATTAATCTTTTCAGATATCTCATTTCACCTTTTCTCCCACTTTACGAATTATCGCTCCAAACTCCGGATCACATTCGAGATAATCTTCAACTCGTTTACAAGTATGAGTGACATTGGAATGGTTGCGGTTAAAAAGTCTTCCCGTCTCCTCCACTCCTTTAATCTGCCTGGTAAAGTAAATGGCGATCTGACGGGCGAGGGAAACTTTTTGAGTCTTCCCCCGCCCCTCTATCTCATCTACTTTCACCCCCACAGTGTCAGCGGAAATCCTCTTAATATCTTCGATGGTCATGCTCATAGCACCATGTCAGTTATTACTGCCGCCCATCCGATCATTAATAAAAATACTATCGGATTCATATTAGAATGGTACATTTTCAGGTGCTGGACCGGTAAACTGTGTTCCCATTGTCTGCTGTTGTGGAGCGGGCTGTTGTACAGTATTTTGTACAGGTACTTGTTGGGGCTGATCGACAGTTACCTGAGTGGTTGCTTGCATCGGCTGACCTTGAGGTACTTGTTGGATCGGAGCTTGCATCGGTTGAACAGGTTGCTGAATTGGAGCATTCTGAACCGGTGCGGGTGCTTCGTCTCCTGTAGGGATGACGAATCTTGACCTGTCAGGCACTTGGGCTTCCATGCCTTGCATGACCGGCATAATTGCTGAGATATCTGCATACTCTCTGCCCTTCTGCGAAGTTTTATGAATGATATTTAATGTCGCACCTTTTCCAACCATGCTCTCAGTATCAAAACCGCCAAAAGGCATAGTGCCATTCCATGAAGTCAGAGTTTTGAACAGCTTACTCTTTTCGTTTAAGCTGATTGTCATCTCGCCAGTTTGAATCATTGTTCCATCGGGTAGGCCAAATAAGAACCTGGTGAAGTTTTTAGTCTCGATAACAGATGGATCTTCGTAGGAAGGTCTCTGAATATTCATTGAGTCCTTGACTGCAAGGCAGACTGCAAAGGTCTGTCCAGCGGGTGCGAGGGTTGTGAGAGGCCAACCGGTTATAGGTCCGCTTCCGTTACTTGATTGCTGTAGTATTGCCATGATATTTAGTTTTCTATCTCCATTTTTACGGGTGGAGGCCCATTATTGATTAATAAGAAAGTGTCTTAAAATGAGGATCGCATCGGCTGTCTTGAGGGTGATACCTTTAGTCGATGGGAAAAACTGCTTGGCATGGTTCATCAGAACCTTTTTCCGCTTGCCCGAAGTCAGCTTAGTCAATCCGCTTAGTCCCTTTTGCCAGTCTTGTGGGCGAACTAAGGTGAAAGGAATTTCGGCCATCCGAAGGACTCCCTCGAGGAATCCGCAGTTCTTACCTAATTTAAAAGAACTGCTAGAAGGAATATTCTTTCCGACATACGGAGGGACCAGTTCAACTACCGCCTCAAGCGATGTTATTAATGGGTGGTCTTGGAGATCCTGAATATGCTCTACAAATTCAAAGTCCTCCCCTATTGAGTGCAGTTTAACATCGTGCAATCCACCCCAACCGATTGCGTAACCGCCACTCTTACCTGGATCAATTCCAATGGTGACCTTCATGCGGCCTCCTCTGTAAAAAGAGCGATTACTTTTTTAACATCCGAGGCTAAAAATAATCTGCCTCTTTTACGGATGCCGAACTCTCGCTTGAAAGCATTGAGACTCTTATCAGATTTTAATCTGAATATTTCTTTGACCTCATTCTTAGTGAGGAATAGATTGTGATATTGGTTTAAATTAGTTTCCATTTGCCGGTTAGTGTGAAACCGGCGGAAAGATTTAAACCTCCCTACTTACTCAGAGAATATGTTAACTCTCTGACATAGTGCATATTGTGCGAAACAAAATACATTTCCGCCGGTACTTGTTAGTAATTTTAAAGAACTTATTCAGCCCATCCATTGCTGAAATATCCGTTTTAAAACCATATCGGTTAAAAGTGTCAATAAAAATTTTAAAATATTTTAAAAAAATTTGCATATTCTTCTTTTCTAGTAATTTTCACGCACTTTTATTAAACCTTTTCAACTCTCGTTTAGCCCGTAATAACTTATAATAATTGCTGTCCCCTCGAACTTTTTTCTTACCACGGCCAGCCTGGCCACCAATCTGTCCCAAAAGTCTAGCCGCCTCTTTAATGCGGTCTTTTCGGTCAATAATCTGGTAGTTGATCCGTTCTCCAGTTGGTGCGATACAGTAGCCATGCCATTCATTATGACTGACCTCCGTCAAATAGTCCATATTCATATTCGCCCATATTTTCCACTTCCTATGGATGGCATTCGGCAATTGTAGCTTCATATGCTCTAAATTGTGTGCAAAACACTTACGAGTCTCGCCCTTATAGTGCAATGTTGCTGATAAGTCGTTTACCCATTTCTTCTGTCCTTTTCTCATTTTATCCTTTCACTAGTGCTTGCGTACAATATGGGCATAGTTATACCCATTCAAGCCCTAAATAGGACTAAATTAGACCTTTTTTAACGCAAGGGTTAGCGAAGGATTATCTGGCTTTTTAATACTTTACTCATGTGGCTTTGGGTTATTTGATTGGGAATGGTTAACGATCCTAATTCATTCGAGGCAAAGTTCCCAAAGTTTATCATCGGCGATACAGAGGATCGAACATTTGTAGTTCACCTACATAGCCCAAAGTTTATAGCTGAACTGATAGAATCGGAAGATGGCGAATCTTTTACCCCCACCTTTATCGACCCTCCTGGTAATGATGCCGCCCTACTGGCAAAGTTAATGCGAGAGGTCGGAGATTTCTACATCGAGGAAATTGAGAGAGAATAGATCACCGAAATCTTTCAGATAACTTCGGTTGGGGTTGAGCCGCTGGAGCCATAAAGCGATTGTTGGGCAAAGTCCCTATCTGTTCAAGTTCATCTTCAAGTTTCCTAACTTTCTTGAACATCGATTTACGCTGATTCTTTGTGTATTTACCCGTTCCTGAAGAGTTTTGAAGCTCAAGCCTTATAGAATTTATTTCGTCAGATAATTTTTTACCTTTAGGAGTCTCTAATGCATTAGCTTCAGCTTCTTCTTTTAATTTCCTTGCCTGTTCTTGTGCTAATCTTTCTTGCTTAGTAATCTCTTGCTTTAGTTCCTGTATTTCTTTTCTGCGATTTATGATAGAATAAATTCGATCTTCTAACCTTGCAGGTACTCTAAAATCTGTTTCGTTTTCTAATTTAACGATTGCATCTATCCAATCGCCTGAAGATTCGGAAACATTTTTTTTATCTGATGCTAAAGTAAAATCGGGACTGCGATGGTTAGTAATACTAGATAACTGCCTATCGTGATCGGTAGCTCTAATTTTAAAAGAATCTCCGTCCTCGCTTGTATATTCTATATATCTTGAACCTTCACCACTTTCATGCTTACCGATTCTAATATCTAACTCTGCCCCACCTTGTGATTCATTTATTATGCCCTCAAGTAATGATGCTTGGATTAAATGATTTCTATTTGGGTTATCTAAAGGATCTTTTTTAGCGGATGTCTCTAAGTCATTTAACCTCTTTGCGGCCTCGGCTTGCTTCCCCTTCCCCGCACCCGCTTCGGAGGCTGGCATGAAGAGTTTCTGCCCACTTTCTAATTCTTTACGAATCTGATTAGCTGTGCGGTCCGAGTCTCTGGACTTGGTAATATCCTGTGGGTTTATATATTCTCGCCTTTGGCTAAACTCCTGTCCACTTTTATCGAAACCATAGAATGGATTCTGCTCGGGATTATCC